CTTTGGGGCAGTCGGAAGAGTCTTCCAAATCGCAGAAAACTGTGGACTCTTAAAATACAAATTATGGAAGCAAGGAATACCTTATAGCGTTCCTGCTCCTACAGAAATTAAAAAGTTTGCAACAGGCAAAGGTAATGCAAACAAAGACATGATGTTGGATTCTTTTAAAGAAGAAACAGGGGTTGACATTCGTGTCAAACTTGATATAATAAAGGGATATAATCCAATTTCAGATATTGTTGATGCTTACTTCATCGCAAAATTTGAACATTTTAACGGAAGCAATAATGATAGTAATATTTAACGGACCACCAGCTAGTGGCAAAGACGAAGCTGCATCTTTATATAAAGAGATGTTTGGCTTTGAAGCATTAAGTTTTAAACATCAATTGTTCAAAGAAACAATAGAGTTCTTTGGAGTTGATAAGAAATGGTTTATGCAAGGTTATAATGACCGTGAACAAAAAGAAGTGGTAGAACATGCTCTTGGCGATCACTCTCGTAGAGAAGCAATGATACACGTTTCTGAAAATGTTATGAAACCAAAAAAAGGTTTAGATTACTTTGGTAAATTGGTTGCTGAAGAAATAGAAGATGGAATACATTACGCTGTAGCAGATGGCGGATTTGTAGAAGAACTTGAACCACTCATCGAAAGAGTCGGTAGAGAAAATATTGTCATTGTTCAAATTACACGTGATGGCCATGACTATTCTTCAGATAGTCGCAGATACTTTAACGGTAATCTTGTTAAAGAATATACTATTAATTATCCAACAGAAATAGATAGTGCTTATGTTCTTAAAGAAGAAATGAATATCGACACATATCGTGTGCACAACAATGGTTCAGTCAGAAACTTTCATAGTATTCTAACTGACATTTACAATGAATTGAAAGAAAGTTATAACTTTGAACAAATTACAACAGATACCGAAGCCGAACATAATCAATCTGATTGATTGTCCCGATCGTAAAGCATATACAGAATCTGAGTTTAGTAAACTTGGTTGTTCTGATATCCATGTGCATGTTTACGAAAGATACAATAAAGATTCTATTAAGTTTATAGGAGACCCTAAGTTATTAGAAATAATGACTAAAGGTGTTACATCTTCTCACTTGCTAACTATTAAATGGTGGTACGAAAATACCGACGAAGAAATTGGTTTATTTTTTGAAGATGATGTAGACTTTGAACCTGTAAAGCATTGGAACTTTACTTTAATGGAATTCATTGAAGGAATCAAAGCAGAGTGGGGAGCATTACATCTGTGTAATGTATTTGAGTATCCTTATGATAAAGATACAGAATATCCACCAATGATGCTTCGTCGTCGTAATTTATGGGACCATGGCTTACAAGCATATGCGTTAAAGCGTGAATATGCAAAAAAGATTATTGATTATTATTTTATTGAAACAGAAAACAATAGTGCAATTGCAATACATTATAAAATGCCACTAGGTGCTGCACCATCATTTGAAAACAATGTGATGCATGGATTTGGACCAGTGTATACATTCCCATTGTTTAACCAGAATGTAATCGACTTCCGTTCAAAGAATATATATTATTATAACAAACAAGCAGACTCTGCAATTTACTCATACGAATTTTTAACAGATTGGTGGGAAAAGAAAGGGTCACAAAAATCATTAGACAACATTTATGAGGAAGCGAAATATGAATGATTTAGAAAAACTGTGTGCAGTACAAATTGTGATTAGCGATTTAGAAAAGCAATTAAGACCAACAGCAACTGGTCACATTCACACTACAATTAACACATTAAGAGATTATGCAGGTTCTTTAAAAGAATCAGTGAATGCTAAACTGGAGAGTACAAATGAGTTGCGTGTATAAAGGAGAAGTAATTAACTCCGAACAATCTGCCAATGCAAAAGGCGGAACTGAAATGATGAGGCAACGTTTTGTTGACCTCGTAGATAAAGATTTACAAGATAAGGTAGCTGTTCATTTAAGCAGACCTCGTGAACTTAAAGATGATGTATTAAATATCCTATGGTGCCACGACTTAGCTGAAGACCCAGAGAATAAGATTCTTGCAGATGGTGGTTGGGAAAAGTTTGACCATTTTGTTTTTGTATCAGCATGGCAACGTGACCAATACATTGTAAGATTTGGTATGCCTTATAGTAAATGTACTGTTATCTATAATGCAATTGAAAAACAATTTGCTCCAAAAGAAAAGCCATTAGATACAATTAAGTTTATCTACCATACAACACCACATCGTGGATTGGAATTATTAGTACCAATCTTTGATGCATTAAGTAAGCAATACGATAACATTCATTTAGATGTTTATTCTGGTTTTGAAATTTATGGATGGGAACAACGCAATGAAGCTTATAAAGGTTTATTTGCAACAATTGAAGCACATCCAAATATGACATATCACGGAGTTAAATCTAACGAAGAAGTTTTAGAAGCTCTTGATGATGCTCATATTTTCTTATATCCAAATGTTTGGAAAGAAACCAGCTGTATTGCACTTATTGAAGCAATTAAAAGTCAGGTTATTTGTATCCACCCAAATTATGGTGCATTACCTGAAACAGCACAAAACGCTACAATTATGTATGATTGGAACGAGGACCCACAAGTTCACGCCAACTATGCGTTTTCTGTAGTAAGACAAGTGCTAGAAAGCATGAAGCAGAATGAAAACTATTTCCATGGTTTTACATATTCTGATAGATTCAATCTAGCAAGAAACAGTGTTCAGTCATTCCAAGTAATGTGGAACACAATTTTAAGGAACTTAACAAATGGCGGACAAAGATAACGTTGTACAATTTCCAAGACTGATTTCAGACCCGCCGATGACGGCAGCTGAAGTTGGTGAAAAGATTTCTGCATATAAAGAAAATTATGCAAATGATTTAGCAGAAATTATATGGGAAAATGTACTACACGAAATGGCCCGTGCTAATTGTGATTTCGATTCAGATATGGAAAAGTATTTTCCTAATATGATTCTAATATTTGAAGCGATCAAAGCTCTACATTTGCAAACATTAGGAGTGGAACATCCACTTCAAGAGTTTGCTTCAACTAATGTAGTAGTACTTGAGTCGGATGGAGCTCATACTGTTGGTGGTTTAAAGACCAATCTAACAGACTTAGGGGTTGACAACGACGACGAAGTGTGATATAATATACCTCACTTAAATTAAATTATGGATAAAATATGATATTACTAGACTACAATCAAGTAATGATGGCTTCACTATTCGCAAGTATAGGAAATCATCACAACGTGGAACCAGACGAAAATCTTATTCGTCATATGTTCTTAAACTCAGTTCGTTTCAATCGTAAAAAGTTTCACAAAGAGTATGGCGAAATTGTACTCTGTTGCGATAACCCAAACGTTTGGAGACGAGACTACTTCCCCTACTATAAAGCTAATCGTAAAAAAGGTCGTGATGCTTCTGATATGGATTGGAATAAACTCTTTGAAGTTATCCATGGTATTAGAGCAGAGATTGAAGAATTTTTTCCTTACAAAGTTATTAGTATAGAGCGATGTGAGGCAGACGATATTATTGCTACTCTTGTACATGAACATGGTACAGTAATGAATACTGGTGCTGAAAAGATATTAGTACTCTCTGGTGACAAAGACTTTATTCAATTACAAACTTATGGTAACGTGGACCAATATAATCCCGTTCTAAAGAAATGGGTAAGACATAACGATCCTGATAAATATTTGGAAGAGCACATTCTAAAAGGTGATGTTGGAGATGGCATCCCTAATATACTAAGTGCTGACAATTGCTTAGCTGTTGGTGAAAGACAAAGACCAATGACTAAGAAAAGAATTACACAGTTTTTAACTGAGCCAGAAACAATGGACGAAGAAACAAAACTGCGTTTAAACAGAAACAAGCAAATGATAGACCTGAGCTTGGTTCCTCAAAATTTCAAAGATGAGATTCTTGAGCAATTTAATAATGCAAAAGAAGTTGGTCGCGAACATCTCTTTAACTTCTTTGTTAAGAAAAAGTTGAAAAACTTGATAACAGATATACAGGATTTTTAAAATGGCAATTAGATTATCAATGACGGAGGTTCTATCTGAACTTCCTAAAAAGAAAACAAAAGCAGATAAAGTAGCATGGCTACGTCAAAACGATAACGTACCTTTTCGTAATGTACTTCGTTTAATTTACGATGAAACCATTGAGTTTCTTTTACCCGATAGCCCTCCACCTTGGAAACCAAACGAATTTGAAGATGAAGCAAAAACAATGCTTTATAGAGAAACAAGACGTTTAAAAATATTCTTTAAAGGCGGTGGTTATGATGACATGAAAGCAGTAAAGCGAGAAGAGTTGTTTATTAGTCTTTTAGAAGCTATTGACAATGAAGATGCTGAACTGTTAGCTAATAACATGCTATCTCACACAAAGGTTAAAGGATTAACCAAAGCTACTTTAGAAGAAGCTTTCCCAGACCTTTTCACCTCTCCTATGGATATGCGATAGAAGGAATGCAGCAATGCCGAAGCGATTTAAAGAGTATCGCAAAGGTGACGGGTGGGGAATAAACCCTAGTAAAGAAAACCGTCAAAACGAAAAACGTAAAAATAAGCGAAAGCAAAGCCAACGTAAGCAAAGACTTAAAGATAAGTATGACCAATAACGTAGTTATCCTGACTAATTTTAGAACAGGAAGCACAAGTTTCACATTGAAAAAAGCAGAAGAATATAATTTACCATACAAGGGTGAATTGTTTTCGCATGAGAAACCATATTCAATTGGTTGGCTTAAAGCTTCAGAGAATAACAACTGGAACATATTTGATGTATTAAGAATTGGTAAAGAAAAAGCATGTTATAAAATTATGCCAAGTCATTTTGCTAAAACGATTAAAGGCAAAACAAACATCGATACATTTCAAATACAAACTATTTTAGAACATGCTGATAAAGTTTATTACCTTTATCGTCGTGATTTTAAAGCTCAAATTAAAAGTTGGTTAGCAGTCCGACGTGATGGCTCATTTGGCCATACAGGATTTATCACAAATACAGCTAGACATCATAGAGCTACAGAAGCTGAATATACTCAACGATTAGTTCAATTGCATAGTGGAAGTTATGGTAAAACAAAAGAACCATATAAAGCTATAATGGACCCAGATGACCCAGTGTTTCATTCCAAAACAACAATGTCTATAAAATCTCTTGTTCGTGAATTATCTGAAAATTATTATGTTATGGCAGAGATTTATAAAAGAGTACCAGGAGAACTGGTTTGTTACGAAGATTACTTTTCTGGTGACCAATATAATCCCTATAATAGAGAAATAAAGTGGACTGGTGAGCCTGAGATTGACCAGTATGTTGACACATATAACATTGAGGGCCTATTCAAATAAGGGTTGACATTTACATTAAAACATGTTACAATATATAATAATGAATAGGAAAAAGGATAAATTATGGACCATAGAACAGATAAATTAATACTAGTAGATTGCGATGGAGTACTACTAGATTGGAAATACGCATTCTATAAATGGATGTCAGAAAACGGCTACGAAGTTGCAACAGAAGGTGTTTACGATGTAGCAGAAACTTTCGGTATAACAAAAGAAGAAAGTAGAAAATTGGTAAGACAATTCAATGAATCAGCAAGGATTGGATTTTTACCAGGGTTGCGTGATGCAATCAAATACGTTAAAAGATTACACGATGAAGGATTTATTTTTCATTGTATCACCAGCTTAAGCACTGATTATTATGCTGGAAAACTGAGACAACAAAACTTAGAAAAACTTTTCGGACCAGCTGTGTTTGAAAAGATAGTTTGTTTGGATTGTGGAGCTGACAAAGATGATGGCCTACTACCTTATAAAGATAGTGGCTGTATTTGGGTCGAAGATAAACCACTGAATGCAGAATGTGGTTATGACTTAGGACTCAGGTCAGTACTTATTGAACATTTATTTAATGCTAATTACCAAAACGATTCCATTCCAAAAGTAAAAAATTGGAAAGAAATTTACGAAATGGTGACCGGCTCATAATAAATAAACTTATGATAAATTGGATAGTTAGTTAATGCCAACATACGAATTTAAAA